CCCACTTATGGTTACAAAACCATTGTCTTAAATTCATTTTAATCTTCTCACTGACTTCATACTTTTAATTCTCCTGTCAATCCTCTCTGATTTTATTTTATCGAGAGTTTTATCAAGTGTTGCCTTTTTCACCTCTAACGCCGTCAACCACTCTCTCTTTTTCCAAAATCTACCTTTCTTAGCGCATCTCCATATAACGAAGTTCCAGTATGATCGTTGTAAAGAGGCACTCTCGTATCTATGTTTGCCATTTACAAGGTCTATACCTTTAGGCTTCAGAGTGCAATCCGTCAGCCATATTGTGTCTACATACATACAATTCTTACATAATTTTAGACCGCTTTCAGATTTTATAGTTGGCATTTTAACCTCCAAAGAACGCTGATATAGCCTTCTTCATTTCTCCTTCTAGAAGATCAACACGACCCATAGGTTCTAGTAAAGCCTTGATTTTCTTAACAAAAAACTTGTCTATCATTTTGTCGTAATCAACTTCTATAACTTCATTAAATTCATCTGGCCATCTATGAAAAGTTACCGTCTCCATCTTGTATGGATTTGGTTTTACATAGACAACTCTGGCTTTCAGACCTGAATGTATTTCTTCATAAGTCTTTTGAAGTTTGAACATTTCTAAGAGCTTACGATAATTTGCCACGCCTTTAACGTGCCATGGTGTTCCTTTTACCCACTTATGTTCCTCATCAACATACTTTTCTATATTTTTAACACCAATGTTGGCTGCTATTTCTTCAGGTAAGACATTCTTTAATTCTTTTTTGTATTGACTTAATATTGATATAATATCATCTTCAGGTGCCTTCTTTAAAATCATTTCCATCACGGTTCTCAATCTTTCTCTAACGGCCTCTGCTGAGTCTGATCTAACAATTTCAAGACCCGTCACTGAGACTTTATCAACTGGTGCCCCTTCTTCATCGACACACCAATATGCATACTTTTTCTTCTTAACAAAAAGAGCCGCCTTTGCGATGATCTCTTGTTTAAAAGTAATTCTGAAGTCGTCCACTTGAGAGTTGTAGGTAAGTTTTTGCACTTCATCATAACAGCGTGCGTCAACGTATTGTTCAATCGCATGTGATAAACCCCTTATATATCTGATTTTATCTTTATCATCGGCATCAAGCCAAGTATCGCCTATTACTATACTTAGCCAGTCTCCAAGTCTTATAAACAGAGAATCTGTATCAATGTAGGCAACCCAATCTTCATGTTTTGTTTGTTCTATGATTTTAGGGTCTACACCATTATGTAGTGCTGTTAAGAATAACTCATCCTCAATCCATTTAGTTTGAAGTAATTGATTGACAAATTTCTCTCCTGCCTTGATTGTCTCACGACCACAGGCAGTGATAGCTTCTGATATATTTGTATTGAAATATCGTGAATATGGAACAGCAGTAACACCGAACATGGCGTTTAACAAAATCTTGAGTGCCCACTGTAAATCAAATAGCTGCTGTGCTCTTTCTTCAAATTCTTCTCTTTGTTCTGCTCCTTCTACAAACTTAGAAATACGTTTCTTTAAGTCAATCATTTCTTCTTTGACTTCGACCCTTTTGGAGTATATCCCCCTTTCGACATCAGCCAAAACACCAGGAGTAGAGGTAGTGAACACAGAACCACAAGGAGCGATGGCCAAGAGGCCCCTATCGAGCGCGCTATTGAATTTTTTAAGTTTTGGACCACTGAATGATACCTTTCCTGTGTCTTTATACATATCAAATTCAGGGAACATACGTCTTTTTACATAAGACATAACTTGTTCCTCTGATAAGTTTATAATTCTACCAAAGAATGTTTCAAGGGACATATTAAGTGTAATGATTGCAGTAGGATAACTAGATGCAATATCTAAGTCTACAACCCAATCATACATACCCACATGAGGTTCTTTAACATATGCCGCTTCAAAGGTTTCTTGGTAACCTCCGCCAAAATATGGTGCACACAATCCATTTCTTCTGTAGTGTGTAAGTAGAGCGCCTTCAATTAATTGTGTCATAACTGGATAATATTTCATTGGGACTTTAGTTAGAAGGGAAAGGGATTGCACAAGTTTGATATAACCACATTTTTCTTCTAACTGATATACACGCTTGGCGTCTGTTATGTTATACCTGACGAATTTTGGCCAATCTTTTCTGTAAAGTTCCATCAGGTCTTGATATTCAGAGTAATCAATTTTTCCTTTTTCAAGTTCAAAATTACTAACAAAGTCAAGACTGTACCTTTCTAAATTATGTGGCGAGTACCACTTATATAAATCCATGAAATCAAGTATGGTGACACCGGCAATATCTATGTTCATATCACCATATTTCTTGGACTCCCACGTCCTGACTACGTTTATAGGTGACATCATCTTGTAGATGTTTGTATCTCTACCAAAGAGATTTTTCGTTCTGTTAATTAAGTATGGTAAATCAAAGTTCCATATATTCCATCCCGAAATTACATCAGGCGGAAATTTGTTTAGATACTTGAAGAATTTCTGTAAGAGCTTTTCTTCTCTGTCACAGTGTAGATATACAGCGTTTTTAGCTAGTCTACCCTTTAATTCTTTTTCGCCGAAGGTTATAGATTGTCCTGTATAATTATCATAGATTGTTATACAAACAACGGGAAACTCTGCCTTCTCTGCATGAGGAAAACCTTCTTCGTGGGCAACTTCAATATCAATACTGTATATTTTCAAACGAGGTACTAGAATTTCATCATCTGGTATGGAGTTGTATGACTCCGTTAAGAATTGAATTTCTGGTCTTACCTTGTTCTCATAGATTGAGTGATTGTCTTTACAATAATTGTAGTAACTTTGATAGTTTGAAAATTCTTTCTTACTGACAGTTTCACCGTCTATTGTTTTCGTGTCTCCTTCGGCATCACGCATAAAGACGTATGGCACCCAGTAAATCTCTGTGTAACTAGGTGTGTCTCCGTCTTTTTCCCACAAATGAAGTATAGAGTTTCTAGTATCATAGAATACATTCGTGAAAAACATTAGTTCCTTTTCACCGCCCTGAGAGTATCATAAGGCACAAACAGTTTGAAATTTGCAGGTACAAAAATTGAGTCATTTTCAAATTTTGGGTCCCTGCCTTGTTTCTCAACTGTAGACGATTGTGTTACTGGCACTCTTAGTGTGTTATTTGGCTTGACATCTGACAAAAACACACCATTCTCACTGAATTGAATCCAGTTTCCTGTTGCCTTGTTCACCATTGAATTGTCGCCAGGATTTAACTGATAAAACACAGTAAACCCGAACAGTAACATAAGTGTTACTATAAACTTTTTCATTTTCCTACTCCTGATAAGTATTTTTGTTTAGTTTCATTCCAATCCAAGTCTATCATTTCATTATAAAACAATCCCGTGGTATTGTATCTACCAGATTTTTCTAGATTGACAACACGTTTCGATGCGTATTTCTCTTTCCAAACGTCTGTAAGGTGTCCTATACTGTTGTCAAATCTACGTTCACCTAAATCTTTGGCATCCTTTCTTAGAAAGGCCTCCGCATCCATATATAATGGACACCAGTAAACACCTCTAGAAAAGTTTCCGTCAGGCGGTTTTATTTTGAGTTGCTTATACGCAAAATCTAAGAGTCTAGCCTTTGGTCTAGAGAGAATTTTATTCACGTTTATTGTTATCCTGTCAAAGTCCTCTCGATAGTTCTCCCTTACCCAAGCCCGGATTTTCTTGTAACATTCATCACTTGGCTCAAGTGGGATTCGCCCCTCCGTGCTTTTACATTTTTTCCAGTACCGGAGACCAGAATATTGAGAGTACCCTCCGTATAGACTTGTCGTTGTAAAGCCGGCTAGTATTTCCTTATACTTGTTATTCCAAATATTCTCTATAAAATCTGATGCAGACAAAAGTGCTATGAGTTTACCACCTGCAAAGTTAAATCCTAGTGGTTGGGTAGGAACGATTGACGAACCCATAGCAGTATGATTTATCATTCTCTCTTTAACTCTTTGTTGATAAGTCCATCCTATCTTTTTATCTCTACCGCCAAGGGAGATGAAGTCAGAAGCAACGGAGATAACACCTAAAAATCTATTGTCTTTTTTGTTTGCTACAATAAATCTTAGTAGGCGTCCAATATTCATATTCCATGGCATTGTGGACGTAAAAACCCTTATAATGTTCCATGTTTGATTCCAGAAAGGAGAGTCAGCGTGAATCAAGATAGGTTCAAGGTCCTCAAAGTCTGTAGGTTTCTTTGGTACCCAGATTTGATGTTCGACTTCCCAGATTCTCTGTAATTCTTTCTTGTTCCATTCTCTAGAGTTGATCTCGTACCACTTTTTATAAAGTGTGTATTCTTCAACACTTAACTTTGACATCTTATCAAGATCATCTTGTATAATATTGGTTATGGACATCTTCTGCTTCCTTGAAACTATTGTAATGACCTTTAATATTTTTAAATCGAATTTTATTAGTTGCGTGCCTATTTTCTTGCATATCACATTTACATCTTACTAGTATATAATCGTATTTTGTCTCTATTACTAGACCAAAGCATCGACCTGCTTGGTCGAAAGTGACCCAATCATCTTTATTGGCTTCTAGTTCGGTGACCCAATCTCTCTGTTCCATTTTACCTCCCTACCTGTGCCATATACTTTTCTTTTGCTTCCTTCCATTCGGCTCCAATTAAATCATCATAGAACAGCGTTTCAAGTGAATATCTATCGTTCTTTAACAGTGATGCTATTCGTTTACTGGCATATCTGTCCTTCCATAGCCGTGTTAGAGATTCAACTGAGCCATCAAACATTCTCTTACCCAAATCTTGTGTTTCCATTCTAAGAAACTCTTTAGTATTTTCATAGAGTTGGCAGAAATAGATACCTCGTTGATGATTTGTTTCAACAAGATTTTTGGGTATCTTTAACTCTTTATATATGAATGAAAGAGAGCGTTGTTTGTGATCTCTCTTGTACGGTAAGCCTTGAGGATTCTTAGCAAAATACCACTCGAAATATTTTCTTGGCTCCTCATTCATCAACCATTTTCTCATTAGCATCACAGTGGCTTTAGAAGGTTCAAACCTAATGGAGCCCGCGCTCAAGCCCATCTTCCTCCAATATTTGAGTCTTGTATATTGAGAGAAGCCTCCGTATAGAGAAGTGGTTGTGAGGCCAGCTAGTGTCTGTTTATATCTATCATTCCATACCTTTTCTGGTATACCACTAGCTGTTAATAATGCTAATAACTTACCACCAACGAAAGAGAAACCAAAGGGTTGTGTAGGTACGATTGTGGAACCGATAGTCGTATGACCTATCATTTTCTTTTGTGTTCGTATTTCTCTCGTCCAACCAATCCACTCATCCCGAGGTGTTAAGTCTAAGAAATCACTAGACAAACAGAGTATGCCGAGATACTTTCCTGTAACATTATCCTCTACAAAGAATCGAAGATTTCTACCTATATTAGGATTGTTTAATTGTGTATGTATGAACACTCTCAGTATAGTCCAATTCTTAATATTAGTTTTATCTGTTTGTCTTATAATAGGTTCTAATTTTAGATAATCTTCAGGCGATTCAGGTATCCACAGATTTTCTTTGACAGCTTGAATTTCAGGTCTAATAGTAGGAACAAATTCACCACCAAAGAAAAACCCTATAGTATCCTTTGGTACCATAGGAGCTAATGGATATTTGACATTAATTTCTTCCCACTTTTTACGAAGTGTGTATTCCTCTACACTCATCGTATGAAGTAATTCTAATTCCTTTATTACAATTTCCTTTAACCCTTTTTTATCAACGATTTCAAATAGTTGTCTGTCACGCCAAACTTGATATTGCTCATCAATACTGGGTATTTTCATAGTATCCTCAAATTTCAAACAATGAGTCCTGAAAGAGGTCAAATTGAACAGGTTGTTTGACATCTTTAAATTTCTCAATTGCTTCTTCTAATTTTTGTAATCCATCGTCTTTATTATATATTGTATATGCTGGATGAACACTGATTACAAATGGAGTATTTTTATAATATGGATCAAGATTTCCCTCAGTTGCATTATATCTTACAATGCCAGAGTGTTTATTTAACATGGTTCCCATAGCATAATTACCCAAAATGAGTATCTTTTCGGGTTCAATTACTTTTAAAAACTTTCTAATCCATTGTTTGCAGGCATACTGATCTCCTCTTTCTGGCTTTAAATTTCTTATGCCATCAGTAGGTCTACAGTTGACACTGTTTATAATGGCGAACTCTGATCTGAAAAGACCGGTTATTTTGTATATGGTATTCCACAGTATTTCGCCTGCCATGCCTATAAAGGGTGTGTTCTCCACAACTTCTAGTTTCCCGGGCGCTTCGCCCACAATAACATACTTGGACTTCATAGTCCAGTATGGCTTGCACCTTCCTCCATTGTGGAGACCACACCTTTTACAGTTAAGAACTTGTGCATCTAATAACTGTAGTAGTCTTATTTGTTTAGTCGTCAACATCGAAACGCAATCTCTTAATTATTTTTGTATCATCAAGGTCCTCTATTGTGAACAGAATTGTATCACTTCTTAAAACAGGTTTTTCGGCTACAAGAAATCCGCTGTAAAACAGTCTCCGTACATTACCATCATTGTCAATTATAATATATTCTGCCGCATCATTATCTCGGGCAACCCTGACAACATTTTCATTACCAGCCTTCGACTTTACTAACTCATAACACCACAACTGGTCAACACCACAGCCTTGAGTAAACAATAATGTTATCAATAGAATAACAACTGCTATGATTTTACTTGACGCCTGTACTACCGAAGCCGCCTTCTCCTCTTTCTGTGTCAACATTTACTTCTCCTTCCATTAGTCTGATAGATTCTATTTTCTTGAATACTATCTGTGAAATCTTAGTGCCTCTCGTAAACAGTTGAGGTTCATCACTAAAATTATACAAAGGTAACATTATTTCGCCTCTATAATCTGAATCTATAGTTCCAACACCAAGAGCCAACATGACCTTGAAATTTGTGACTATACCAGACCTATTTCTCATCTGACATTCCCAGCCATGAGGTATCTTCATTCTGAAACCCAAGTGAACAAGTTGTAACTCGCCAGGGCTTATATGTATAGTATCAGGTACTCTACAGTCAAAACCACTATCTGTTTCATGTGCCTTTTCTGGTATGAAGGCATCTTCTCTCATCTTTTCAATTGTAATCTTAGGTATCTCAAGTAGGTCCTCAACTGATAGCCGTGGGCGCATCCTCTCTCTCCTTATTTCCTAACATCAGATCAATATTTTTATCACTAAAATTTATATTCCTTAGATGTTTTAATGTGGATTTATCTAGTATAATAAAAGATTCTTCTCCTCTAGATTCCGCTCTTATATCTTTAAGGGCTTGATTCAAGAATCTATACTGCACAAATGCACCAGGATTATCAGGATAGCCCATTCGTTTTGTTATCCACATAGGATTAATACCATTAGTAATGAACATTCTTTGAACTTGATACCTATCTCCAACTCTCATAACTTTATGTTTCAGATTAACGCTCATTTAATCCTCCAATTTAGTAACAGCTATGATGTCTCCATAACTAACAGTTTTAGGACCACACCAATGTATTTCTTTACCCCACATGAAAAGGGTTGATAACAAACCAATATCTTCAAGAATATCTTTATCACTTGTTTCAGGTTCCCTATCTTTATCCATATTACGCCAAGTCATTTTTTCTCGTATTTCTAAATTACTAAGTTCTTCTTTGAAAATGGCATCACAGTTTTTACATCTGTATGCTAATTCATACATCATCTTCTCGTTCTCCTTCTACCTCTTTGGGTTTCTCTCGGTTGTTCAGGTTCGTGTGCACTTCTTCTATCACCAGAAATTCCTGCATCTTCATGCCACATACTTTCTTCTGATGCATCATACATTCGTAAATTTCTGGCATCATAATAGAGTTTGTCAGATTCTCCGACTCTACCCCCTAATCTATTTTTAATAATTTTGTAGTGAACCTCGTTTTCATATACGAGTTTATCTTCGTCAGTTCCGAATACACACATAAAATCGGCTGTAGCCGGAACACCAATACTTTCAGCGATATAAGTAAAACTCAACTCATCAAACTCAACGAACATTCCTTCCCTGTTTAATTGACTTACTGATACTACAGGGACTACGAACTCAAATCCTAGTGCCCTTAATTCTTCTGCTATTCTTTTAACGGCCGTGTAAAGATTATCACCGGCCCTTGTAGCCGCCTTCATTAGATTGATATAGTCTACAAAGATTATAGAAGGCTTGATACCTCTTATACTCATTTCTCTAATGTAGATTCTAAAATCATCTACAGATGCGGCACCGGTTGGAAATTGTTTTATGTAGAGATTGCCTCTACCCTCTACTCTCTTAATGGTTCTTAATTCATCCATTAAGTTACGCATGTAATCACTACTCTGATAAATTCTATTGATGTCTAACTTACTGTATATACTATCAAATCTCTGTGCGAAGGCATCTTCTGACATTTCAAGTGTTAAAAGAAATACATTATGACCTGCCATGACCTGTCTTGCAGCCATGTTTGCAAGCATATTACTTTTGAAGCCGTGAATCGCGGCGACAAATACTGATAGTGTATATGGAGGAAAGCCTCCACTTATGTATTCATCTAGAATCGGATAGTATGAAGGTACTCTAATATCTGCACTCTGTGATATTCTTGTAAGTCTTTCTCCTAACTGAGTAAAGTAGTCAAGACCTAGGTCGACCTTGATAGATTTTGATAAAGCTTCTTCTACATAGTTTCTTACTTCACCATATTCTTCTTGATCTTCTTTGTCAATGACATCAACAGATTTTAGAATTGCCTGTTTAACTGCCTTATCTTTTAACCATACTTCTGTTCTGTCAACAAGAAATTGAAACTGCTCTGACACACTAAAATCAATAGAATCAATATCCTCAAAAAATACTCTTATGTCGTTTTTTAAACTATCATCCTCGGCTGAATTTACAATCATATCTCTTTGAGGTATTTGACCGTATTCATTGAAATGTTCTGATGTGAATTTGAACACTTCTTTTGCTGCCGGATCATCGAAGAATGTTTCTTCTAAAGTGGTTGAAATTAATGCCAAATAATGTTTGTCTACTAGTGCAGACTTTATTATTATGTTCTCAATAAATCTTAAATCCAAAAATCGTTACCTCCTATATCTTTTCATTGAACTCTAACCCTTCCCTGTAAAAAAGGACAGTCGTAAATATCTACTCTATGACTTTGTTTACAGGTAGCTCTACACTTCTTACATAAAGCATGAAACTCCGCCCACCACCATTGTTCCCATTCTTTTCGTGTAAGATCAATGGGCTTATCAAGAATATATGCACTTTCAGCATCCAGTTTCTTTAAGATTTTTCCTTGAAAATCTGAAGGCAAGCTTCTTATTTTCAAGAATCTTTTAAGAGTCATGTAATTAGATAACTCTTTGACATCAGAGAGTTTTTTTATTGTATCTTTTTCTTTAAACTCTCCATTAGGTTTTATGAAACCAATTAACCATTTGCCTCCTTTTTTGATTACAGCAGGAGTGCACAGATTCATTTTATCCTCCTTGAGCATTTTTCATCATTATAACACACTGAACAAAAAATGTAAATAATTCAAGTGGTTTACAGTTTTCAGAGTGTATGATATAATCCGTATCAGGTGGAATTTCTAATATGAATGAGAACATAGAAAGGGAAAAGACAGAAGAAGAAATAAGGCAGGATATTTTTGCGGAGTTGTATGCGGAGTATCCTATAGATGAAATGGTAAAGTTTTCCGATCTGGACCTTCAAGAGAAGTTACAGGAGAATCCTTTTTGGATAGTTAGGTTTCGTGATATGTTCAATAAGGCTCAGGCTGAGTATGCCCATCTAGAGGTTCTGATGGAAAAACTTACAGGTGAACGATATGACCACTATAGATTTGAAAGTGAGAGGGAGTTAGACAAATTTGAAATAAAGAATTACTATCTCCCTAAAGATAAAAAGATTGTGAAGATGAAAAACATCATGGCTAGACAGAAAGTGAAGGTTGATTTCTACAAGACGTGCTTGCAGGGAGTGGAACAACAGGGATGGAGAATGAAGTCATTTATTGATACGTTGAGAGGGGGATTCTAGTGACTGATGAGATCAGAACGGAACCGGGAATAGCTTTATTTGATTTGTTTGTTTCAATACTTATAACTGCTACCGCTATGTTGACAGGTAGCCTTTTTTGGATAATTATGTCTGTATACCTTTGGTTTAGTGCTATTGTAGCTAAAGGATTTTGGCCATATTTAAGTGATGATGATATTATAGCAATAAGAAGAAAGGAAATGGATGAGAGGATAGCGCATAGGAAAGAAGATGATAACAGTAGAGATTTACGAGAGGGACCACCTGAAGATCAGAATTAATACTAAAGATTACAAGTATTTAAAAGAGCTTCACAAATATTTTCAAGAGAAAGTTCCAAATTATTTTCATATGCCACAATATAGATCAGGCTTTTGGGATGGTACCATTAGTGTGTTTAATAAACAGACTCGGACGATACCTTATGGCCTGTTCTTCGACTATCTAAAATTTCATAAGAATTACGAGAGTCCGCCAGAATTAAAAGTGGCTCCTGATGTCAAGAGATTATTCAAAGGACCAAAGTTACACCCTAAATATGATCTTGAGTTATATCCGTATGATTATCAGCAAGATTGTATTCAAGCCGCTCTTGACCACACAAAGGGAATAATTAGATCAGCGACTGCTAGTGGTAAGTCTCTGATGATTGCCTATATTATCAAGACGTTGGCTGAATCTTATACATATGAAAAGAATCGTTCAATCATAATTGTACCGACCAAGGGTCTCATTACTCAGTTTGTTAAAGACTTAACAGGATATGGTATTGAGGAATCTTTAATTGGTCTTGTCTATGCCAAGTCAAAACAGTTTACACACCCAATAGTAGTATCAACTTGGCAGACATTAGCTAAGAATCACGATAAGTTACCTCTTTACAAAACTCTAATTGTCGATGAGGTCCATGGTGCCAAGTCACATGAATTGAAGAAAATTGTTTCTAAAGCGAAACACGCTAAATACAGATTGGGGTTTACTGGTACTCTCCATTCTGGAAGACTTGATAATTTAAATGTCAAGTCTTTTCTAGGACCTATACTGAGAGAGTATTCTGCAGGCGATCTTGCAGAGTTGGGTCATATTGCCGAGTGCACAGTAAATGTAATGAATATTGAATATGAAGATTTTGAAGAACGCTTCAGTGGAGATTATAACGATGTTAAAGACGATATTTTTCAGAACACTTACAGACTTGATCTGCTTCACCACCTGGTGCAGGGTCTGGATTCTACGGTCCTTTTGCTTGTTGGTAAGGTTGAAAAAGAAGGTGTTGTTTTAAAGGAATATTTTGAATCTCATAATGTAGATAAAGAAGTTGTATTTTTGTCAGGTAAGACTTCATCGGACGAGGAGAGGGAGTTCTGGCGTCAAGAGGCTATGAAACGGGATGACTTGATTGTTATAGCTACTTATGGAATATTTCAACTTGGTATTAATATACCGCCGTTGAAGTATCTTGTGTTGGCGGCTCCTTTCAAGAGTAAAATCAGGGTGTTACAATCAATTGGTAGGTCTTTAAGGATACATTCTGAGAAGGTTCATGGCGCTCAAGTGTTCGATCTGGCTGATATAACTAAGTATTTTAAAGATCATGGTATAAAAAGGTTAAGACACTATTACAGTGAGAAGTTTAATGTAAGGGAGTATATGTTTAAAGAGGCTGATGTGATAGATATAGCTAACGTATTGGAGGATATAAAATGTTGACACCTGTTGATTTTATTTTTGTAATGATTGGACTTTGTGGTTTGTGGGGAATTGCGGAAATTCATAATATGTTGAAGCAAATCTTGTATGAATTAAACCCTAGAAAACGGCCTTTAAAAGGTGTTGTGAGAAGAAAGAAGGTTGTTTAGAACTCACCTTCAATTTCAAGTTCTTTTTTGAATAAGAAAACTTTCTTCATAAATCGTTTAAAGACTTTACTTGTTGCACCAAAGAAACTTCTATACATATCAACTTCTTGACTTTCGCCCATGTGAATTAGTTCTCTTGCGGCATCTTGTGCTCTGGCTTCTATTTCTTGAGGACTGGCAAGGTATCTCTCAACAGAAATTTCACCCTTCAATCGTTTACCTATCCACTTATCACCCGCCTTTTTCCACTGTTCTCTGTGGAGTAATTCGTGAGCAAGAATTGATTTAAGTTCTCCCAGCCATTCTGAGCTTAGAAATGCTTTCTCTCTGTCCTCTCTTTTTCCATAACTATCTAGAATTTTTGGAGCCGTTCTTGCAACAAAGATTTGTATTTCTCCATTCAGTGTTGTTTGTCCTGATGAGAAAAATTTAAAACCAGCTTCTGCTGCTGAGGCTTCCTCTCCTTCTCCTGAAGTTCTGAATCTCATCTGCCATTTCGGAAAGAAAGCCAATGTAAATGCAGCTTCTAGTTGCTCCTGATTCAAATCCCAGCCAACCTTCTCAAGGGTTCTAAAAAGTTCTTTATATCCTGCCTTTATAACCTTGTTAGCGTTACCTACTTGTTGTCTAGTTTTTTCAGTTATGTAATTATTTAAACGGGTCATTGAATACTACCTTTCCTTTTTTATTGTATACCCAGTATTTTGGAGGTGAGGTCGTGCCGAATGGTGGAAAGGGCAGTTTCAGTTGATATTTACCACTTAACATCATATCTGCTATGAAATCGTCATAGATTTGACTCACTATGTAATAGGCTTTACACTGGAACATAATTTCATTACCGATGCCGATGGCGCCTTTTAAGTCTTTGTTTGTATAAGATTTTACCATCTCCCAAATTACATCTTCTTGTCTTTCTCTTTCCTCTTGTTCCTTTTCCTGTATAAAATCATCAAGTGTGAGTTCAGGTATCCACTCTATCTCGCCCCATTCATACTCATCGCCTTCTCTTTCCTGCATTTCATCTTCTACTTCTTCTCTTGTGCTTCTATAGTCAGCAACTTCTTCGCCTTGATACTCCCAGTGACCGTTGCCAGATTCCTCACCATACTGTTCACCCCATGTATCTTGAAGTTCATAACTGTTATCGTAATCATCATAATCTTCATTATAAGTTAATAAATTTTCACCATCAGCGAATGAGTAGAGGTCGTCAGTTTCCGTTGTCCACAAATATTTGTATTTGCCTATAGGGTAGAATAAGAATGGCTTACCGTATTGATTAGCAATTGACTTCTTAGATGTAGCAAAAACACCCTCACTTCTAGGATACCAGTTATGTCTGTTGTAAAAATCCTCATCAAATTTCTGATGTAATGCAGGAGGCATATCTTTAGGCTGTCTATCATCTCTAGGAAAGACTGTTCGTATGCCGCCATATTTTTTTGTGTCAACACCAACAGCACCACTGCCTCTGTAGATAACTCTCTTACCTACATATCCTGTTTTCTTATATTCCTTGAGAAATGGCTTACAATCCTTCTTGAGTTTTTGCCATATTCTAGGACCATTTTCTACAATTATATCAGTAGTTTCAGTTAGATATGTTTGTAATTTCATTCTGGTTTTGTAGTTATGAGAAATTTTTCTCTTGGATTTACCATCAAGTTAGCCTTTCTCAAAAATTTCCTATTCAATAAAATATATACTCTATCTTTTCTATTATCAAGTGTAAAGTCGATGTCTTTATAGACTACGCCATCAAATGTTATATCTAATTCTACAACAGGTCTTTCTTCAATATAGTTCCTCAGTCCGCCTACACGAACCTTCTTTATTGTTTTATAAGGCTTTTTGTGGACTGAATCTCCGATCTTCCATTTGACCATGCCATTACCAATGTCAAAATTTTCCGCATGAAGGACGCAAAGACTACCGTTACCTGTATCGAATTTTCCCTTGAAAGTTCCAATATCGTTAATTTCCACAGACTCTATCCATCCACACTCTCGTGCTTTCAGACTCCAGTTGTCTCTATCAATGGTGTAATCTATAACCATATTAACAATATCTTCGTTTGTTGCTTTTTCTATACCTTCAGTTCCCGGTGAACTGTTAATTTCTAATATATATGGATTGCCATCTTTATCTTTAACAAAATCTACACCGCTCCATGTAGCCCTCACTGCTTTTGAGGCCATGATACACATTTCTATTTCTTCATTTGTCAATGTGGTTTCTTCGACCTTACCTCCCAGTGAGAAATTAGCTCTGAAGTCTCCGGGTACTACATATCTTTTCATGGCTGCGATCACTTCATCACCGAGAACGTGAACTCTAAAGTCGTGATCTGTCTCGATATACTGTTGCATTAATAATTCTTCTTCATCATTGATCTTCCAAATCATTTGAAGGAATCCCTTCAGAGATTTCCATGATTCTGCAAAGAATACACCAACACCTTTGGAGCCACTCAACATCTTTACGATAACGGGAAACTCTCCACCAACAGTTTCAAAGGCAAAATCAATCGTGCTTTCTCCCTGTAGTAAGGCTGTCTTAGGAGATGGCAGGGCTGTTTCGGCCATTCTTAGAATTGTTCTGTATTTATCAGAACAAACTTCCATTGTCTCTCTAAAATTTATACAAAAGATACCAATCTTTTCCAGTTGCGAGATTAAGTCCATTGTAGACCTGAGTTTTGCAATTGAGCCTCTAATGACTGCGACTGTTTGACCATACAGGACGGGGAATCCATCTTTATCATCAGAGTTGTGGATAGTATGGTTTCCATCTTCGTGTCTCAAGATATGAGAATCTTCTGTAAACACAATGTAACATTTGATATTTCTTTGATCGCAGATTTCTTTTATTCTCTCTGCCGTTCTAAACAATTTATTATCGTTATTTTCTTCTTTTCTATTCGTTAGAACGATTAAATCAGGAGTTGCATCTTCTGCTGGAACATCTACATCTTTTTGTTTGATTTTATCAATAGATGAATCTTGTTCCCGTAAGAAGTCTTTGAATCTATTCATTTTGTTTAAGTCTCTGTTCATACTAATCCTTTCATATACTCGTCTATTTCTGTCTGACTTTGAACGTCATTGTCTAAAATCCATTCAGTTGTCTTTTTTATAATTTCACCAATCTTTGGACCTGGTTTTAAGCCTGTGACACTCATCACACGGTTTCCGTCTACCAATTGAAAACGTTTGTTGACTGATTCAATTCCGTGTTTATCTTTGATCTTAATGGCTTTATCTACTGTTTTTTCAAAAGTGTCTGCGTGTCTAAAATTTGCACCTCTTGAAAGTGTATCTGCTCTAACAACTGATAAAAGAACGTCCCAGTTCTCATCACCTACAAGTTTAGCAACTTTACCTGGTCTCATCTTGAGAATGTCTTTAAATTTCATATGATTGCCGATTGCAAATAAGATAGACGTCCTTTCTTTCCCTGATAACTTTAATCTTTTTGCTATTGTATTCACAAGTTTTACACCCTGTTCAGCGTGACCATAGTAAGTCATTTTTCCGGCCTTCTTTCCTGAGCCAAGTTCTGCTGTCACAGCTTTGCCCACATCATGGAGTAAAATTGCCAAATTTTTTACGGGGTCTGTTGTGTTACTGACTTCAAGAGCCTTCATAGTATGTGCCCAAACGCCGCCTTCAGGATGGTCACCAGGGGCATGAGGCATAACCTTTAATGTGATAAGTTCAGGTAGAATATGTCGTAATATCTTTAAGTTATCTAGTATCTGTAGATAGACTGCAAATTTACCACCACCCAGTTTAGCGGCTTTGAATAACTCATCTTTAATTCTTTCGTAAGGTAGGTTCGTAACATCAGAAGCCATTGATTTTGCAGCCTTTGCAGTTTCTTTGTCTATATCCATCTCCATTTTTGCTGAGAATCGGGCAGCTCTCATCATACGGAGTTTGTCCTCTCCAAATCGTTTCTTAGGGTCACCTACAGTGCGTAGGACCTTGTTCTTTATGTCCTTCTTTCCGTCAAAATAATCATAGATTATACCATTGGCGTCTAAACCCATAGCGTTGATGGTGAAGTCCCGCCTAGCAGCATCTTCTTCAAACGAGCCTGCAATACCTATCTTGTCTGGCCGCCTCCCATCAGTGTATTTACCATCGGTTCTAAATTGTGCAACTTCATATCTACTACCTCCTTCTACAACTACAACGATACCGAAGTCTTTAGATTTACCAATATCGTGGATTCTCCAAACCTTTTGTAATTCCTCCATTGGCATATTCGTAGCGATGTCAATGTCTTTTGGTTCTATGCCTAATACTATATCTCTAACGGCACCACCTACGATATAGGCTTTGTATCTTTTCTTATTGATTTTCTGAAGTATTTTTACAGCAGACTGGAGCATCTTATTGGTTTTCACATATTGATTCCAATCTTTTAACATTTCTTTTTGTTCTGTAAGATAGTGCTGTAATTTCATTTGTAGAGAAAATCCCTTAAATCGTCTGGGTGTATAGTAGTTGTTCTTAATAAATAATATTCTTTGCATTTGAAAACAATCTCAGGTTTATCAAAGGTCATGGCGCCACAAAGATTTTTATTTGTATATGTATTCATAATATAAGATAAATCATGGGGTTCAATCTCATTCCAACCTATTCTCAAATCATGTTTTAATTCTATGAGATAATCATATAAATCTTTAACTTTAGGATTATAAACAAACTTAAAATTTCCAATGGGAAACATATAGTGAGAATAAAGAAATCCTTCAACACCGTAAGTAAATACCCCCTGACTTCTAACCTTCCAACCAAACCTTTTTACGAACAAAGTGTCAAGCATCTTATGAACATTTAATGGAGTGCTAAGAGGCTTTCTGTCCTTTCTAGTTTTCTTTTTTATGAAATTTGTTGACATCAATGCTGTTGCAGACCTCACAGCCAGTCCTTTACAAGGCTTTGCCTGTCTAATAAAAGGCTGACAGTCATGTTTAATAAGGTTGAGTTCGTGGGTTATATCAACCGATTGTTCGTTTAAGTGTCTGATTAATCTCATTTATTTAATGCCGTATGTAATTCTTTTAATGTTCCAAACCAAAACTCATTACCTATTTTTATCATGTTATCAAGAGAAACCTTTTCTGTATCTGTTACCATATATCCATGTTTGCCTTTTTTATGAACATACAATCTCTTGTGATTTTTATAGCCTTCAATCACACGAACCTTACCGTATAATCCTTTTATCAGTTTAGATTTTATTGCCTCGTTTAAGTGTCTGATTAGTCTCATATCCTGTTTGAAATTCCTATGTATGTTGGTCTTTCTATAAGTAGATATTTTTTACATTCAAATACTGCCTCAAATGCTATACCAGCATTTCTCATAACTCCTCTTATGTTTCTACTATTGTAATGTTTTACGGCACTTTCAGCTTCAATCTTTGAGCCTATAAGATGTTTCTTTCTTTCTATATCAGTCAGACCTTCCCAAAATGTTGGGTGTGTTAGATTGTGCCATACTCTCGTATACTTGACACTCCAAACATATCTGTATTTTCCCATAGGCATGAAAACATAGGGTGTGCCATAACTATAAGATACATGCTCACTGCCTGTAAATACACCCTTACTTCTGACCCACCAACCAAATCTGTCAGCAAAGGCCTTATCAAAGATTTCAAATACTTCCTTTTGAGTAAATTTTGGCTGTCTATCAGGCCTTCTAGTTCCCTTCTTTATACGAAAAAGTCTGATATTTTCTTCAACGCCTCTAAAGACAGGGTTTGGTACTGTAGTTATTGAAAAATCACCAATCTCTCTCACCCACTGTTTACACTCCTTATGAATTGTTTCAAGGAGCATATTCTGTTCAAGCTCTGTAGCCTTCTTTTTAACAGGAGGTGTTTGTTCGTTTAAGTGTCTGATTAGTCTCACTTTTCTATCTCTATCTTGTCAAGAAATTTGATTACTCTTTCTATGCCGTCCATCAGTATTTGAGCATCTCGTCTACTCAAAATTATTTCTTTTTTACTTTTGTCTTTGAGGGCTTTGTTAAGTCTTATGGACCCTGGTGTTATAGCATTAATAACGGCATCACGCAGTTCTCGCCTTTTATCTTTCTTTAGTATAAGT